AGCAAAGCACCCTGCAGGATGAGGACTCTGGTCGACCTTCGGGTCTTAGACCGTTCAGACGAATCGTCCTAGACGTAATCTCCATAGGGATACGTCTCCGCAGACCCCCCTTCGGGGGGGACAAGCTCACCGACCTTTTTCCATGATATGGAGAGGGTCGGTAGACCGGTCATCAGTTCTTCAAGAACTGTGCCAGTCTTCACTTCCCCGCGGACAAAAATGTCCTCGTTGGGGAAGTGATAAAGCCCTGGAAGGATTTTATCCTTCTCAAAGGCTTTGAGGATATCATCAGTATCAATACTGGTGTCTCCTCTGTACGTTAAGTCCCAGAGCTTCTGGTACCGACGTACGAAGCTCTCTGTATTGAATACAGAGGGCTTCCCCTCACCTTTCAGTATTTCACTGAAAAGGTAAGGACGCATAATGATGTCTTCGACATCATGGCCGCGTAAGAAGTTCCGGCTACGTAGCCGGGTTAACTTCTGTTTGAGAGTTAGGTCCTTTTCAAGGCCTAGCTTCTCACAAGCTTCGTCCAGAGTTAAACTCTCGGCAAAGCTTAGGGCCATAGGAACTATAAGCTCCTTGGCTCTATATAGAGGAGTGTCCTCATTAAGGGCATATCCTCTATAAGAGACGTTAGAGGTAAAACCTCTAAATCTCTTCATGTCTTCCGGGTCTATGACCCCTCGGACATACTCCTTCAGAGCCGTCTTAGACGGAGGAGGGAGTTTAGCAACCATATCAGGATAATCCTGTAGAGTCGCTAATCCTAACCCACCCAGTGCCTGGGGGAGTAGGAGATGCCAGTACACTCCTGAGGAGCGGCTTGGCATAAGAGAGCCCATTCTTTGAAAGAAGCGCTCTTTAACCATCGTGATCCATTTTGGATCAGCGCCGGTTGTAGAGATCCAGTCTAGGTATGAACCTAGGCTCTTTCCCTTTCCGACCGCAGTATTGCGGTCGTTAAATCCCTCATTGCTCTTAGAGCAAGGAGAGATTAACCTTAGCTTCACTGAGTCTATAAGAGGTGAAGCAAGGTAGGACGATGAAACGGAGTTTAACTCCTCCATCGTCCACTCGGTGTTCCGATATTGTCGGACATCGAGTATCCTCTCACAGTAGCGTACCGCTACTTTTGAGTAGGCATGCTTGTCGGGGGATATAATCATCCCTCCGGCAAGCAACTGCTTCGTTATCTCTTTGAGATACGGAACAGGTCCGACTGCGATGTGATCATCACCAGCAGTCGCAAAGCTCCTCCAAGGTACTTGGACGGGCTTCAAGAAGTCATACCCAAGATACTTGCGTATGGCAACTTCCTCAGCCGAGCATACCGCTAGGGTGAGGAGGGTCTTTGCGAGGGGCTCCCCCATAAAGACTCCACGGAGAGAAGACCAGATTGAATCTGTTTTCTCCGACATGCATAGGCGTGGCTTAGCCATCATCTCTATGCATATCTCGCCGATAGGGGAGAAAAACCCCAACCCGGCGAGAAATCCTCTCAGGAGGGCTAACGCCACATCCTGGGGGATTGAGTCTGTCGCCGATTTCAAATCGGACGACAGACAGGCGAAGTCATCCTTGTAGGATGATCTCCGCTGTTGGATCGTGCGCAGGAACTGCCACGCATTCTCCGTCCTACTCATACCGGCTTCAGCCGGCGGGTAAGAAGCCAGGTACCCACGAGTTATGTGGGCTAGTGGCTGTTGGATTGCATAGACCCACCATGGGCCTGTGGTAACAATCCGTGCCTTATTGCCAGGTTCCCTGACAGTAAGGACTCGGAGGGGAATCTCCTCCGACCATTCTTGCTGCTCCTCTAAGAGGGCGCAAGCTAGGAGCTGATCACCTATGGCTTCATCAAAGCCTAATTTGATCAGATCGGTTACTCCACCGATTGTTTCGATGGAGGAATCGCCAAACTTCTTCTCTGGCTCAGCCAGGAAGGGAGTTTCTCGGCACCAGGACCTCCAACGTTGGAGGCCCTTGATGTCGTTTAATACCCCTAAGGGGTATTCTATCTCACGATCCTCAGAGGGGATGTAAGATAGTACAGGGGTGATCGCATTGATCATCTCCTGTGCTCTACCTCCGTCTTTGACAGAGTAGTAGAGAGATCCAGAGGTTGCCATCGATAGATGGGCCCTCTGGATGGGACCGGGGCCTGCCTTTCGGCAGCGTTTCCCGATAATCCTAGCTCCCTCTTTGAGGTTAGCTAGGGTCTCACGCCCAGTTTCAAACTGAGACGTGTTTATGAGCTCTAAGGCCTTCAGGGCCTTTTGCTCTTCTCTAGGGCCCCCACAAGGGAGCTGTCTAGAGTTACAAAGGTGACCTAAGTCTCTTAGGTCATCCTTTGATAGAGGCGCCTCTGGGAGTCCCAGAATCTCCTCTAGGCCAAAGAAGAAGTTACGATGACTTCTCTTCGGCTTTTCCTCGGTTACTGACTCAGTCAGACGGAGGAAAGTTTCGGAAGTAAATTCCTTCCAGAAACTAATCACCTCGGCTACATTAAATGTGCCGACGTGGAAGATCTTGCGGATCATCCGCTTTAAGACCTTATAATCGTCCGCTCCATAAAATATGGAGCGGCGATATAGGAGGAGGCAATCCACGATACCGTGGATTGTCTGCTCAATCTTGGAAATCTCGGTCTTAGACCGAGTTGCCAAGATCTCGGCCACTCTCTTAGAGAGTCCGAGGTCCCGCCTCAAGCGGGAGGCTAATACCCGAGTCCCACCGGTCACAAACCGGGAGGACTTGAACCGCAAGCATCCTTTAAGGATACTTGCGTTTCGGGTGGGTAGGGCAAAATCCCCGTTCTCGAAAGTCCGGGGTAAATATACCCGAAAACCCAAATCCCGAATACCTGCAGGGGCCCGAAGGGTTCCCTGTGAGGTTTCGTTCATAGGGGTGCTTGATTC